CCTGACGCTCTCGTGGGCGACCTTGATCTTCGCACCGTTGCGGTAGTTGAAGGTTACGGCCCGCTGGAGATTGCAGATTGCCTTCGTGAGCTCTGACATTTCCTTGATCGCCATCTGGAGCTGAGGGGCGGTGCCGTACCGATTGATCGCCCGCCGGATGGTACTCAGACCGTAATTAGGAATGACCGGGATTCCTGCATCCTCGTACCATTTGAGCTTTTCCCGCAGGGTCGCATAGGCCCACAAAATCGTGTAGTGCTCCGCAATCAGGCCATCGATGCTCTGCTTTGGGTCGTCGAAGAGGTAATCGGTCAGGCTTTCGGAGAGTTCCATATCGTTGCAGTTCAAATCGATGCTGCTGCCATGGCCCTTGACGAGCTGCCGCGCATACTCGGTCAGCGCTATTTCAGGTTGCCGCAGCCATACCCAACCGTCCTCGCTGACGTCAGTAAAGTTGAGGGCCGCCTGAAAGTTGTCCACGGGATTGTCGGTCGTCAACTTTGGCACGCTCTTGATTTTTTGCTTATCCATTTGCTCACCCTTCTTTTTGAATAATCGTCATATCATAGCCGCTTTCCACGAACTTCACACAGAGGTCGTGCTTGATTCCGTTGCCGAGATAGGTATAGATATCCGTCATTTCCTCAAGTGTAAAATTCGTACCCAGCAGCTTGTTGATGCCCTCAAAGTGGAGTTTTCTTTCCTTCGGGGAAATGCCCTTAATTGCTGTGCGCGTAAGCCACTCCAGAATTTTTGCTTTCAGCTGGGTTTCATCGCTCACATCTTCCAGCCTGAAACAGGAATTGCTTCTCAGGCTGAAAATGAGCTCATTTTGCATATTCACGAACGCCTGCGGAAACGCCGCCTGAATTTTCCTTGCCCACGAAGTATCGAAAATGCTGAACTTTTCTACACCGCCTGCTGCTTCAGGTTCTTCTTTAGCAAGATAATCAATCGTGTTTTCGACATCTGCCAGTGTGTGAATATGTCCCAGTGAACCTTCCATGCTCAGCACGGCCTTCAGCTGGTCTGCGTTAAGTGTTCTCATTTTTTCGCTACCTCCTTCGGCGGCAAAGGCATCCACCCAACTACGGGAGAATCCACACGGTTATTGTAAACGTCCTCCGGGTTGAAATAACGATATTCCCACCAGCCTTTAGGAATAAAGTAATCATCATTTTCTTCGTCGTAAGTTCCCCACTCGAAAATTTCTTCCCAGTAGAAAGCGCTCTTTTCGGACAAGATTGTGCCATCTTCGTAGTGGGCCGTCGTAATCCCATATCCGCCGCAGGCTGTTTCAAACAGAATCAGCACTTCCGTCTCAACTTTCGGAGGATCCTTGTCGGGGTCGCGCCAGAAAGAAAGTAGTGCTCCTTCCTGTGCAGCAGGAAGTTTCTCGACCTTTTCCCGCGCTACCCGGAGAGTCGTAGAAACAACATCATTCGCACTCGGCTTCTGAATCGTGTTATACTCCAGGCATTTCAATACGTCCTCACGGTTGATGTACTCATCCATTGTCTTCCTCCTCATAAATGTCGAGCTTCATGTCCAGTGTGTACGGGGTGTCCACCGCGACGTCTGCGTCCGGGTCAAACTGTACGTCCAAGCTCCCATCTTTCAGCGAAATGGTGAGCACACAGTTATTGAGCTTTGTCGTAAAGCTGTCACCATCGTTCAACTTCCCATGGTCAGCCGCGTACAGCTCCAGCGCCGCTTTAATCGCTACGTTCGACTGTTCCATCAATCCCTTTTCATTCATCTGAAATCACCTTCATCTTCACCACATTGAATTTTTCATACTCCGGGTAGCAAGCTCTGGCCATTGCCTTAGCTCGTACAGCAGCACGCTTAATGCCCTTTTCATCGACAACAACGCACGGCAGGAGTGCAGAGCCACGTTTCCCGGATGCAGTGATAAGCATCTCATACTTTGCCATCGTCTCGTCCTTTCTCTGGTTTCGGCGGGTGCGCTTCGCTCTGGCGGTCTATATCACCATCCACGTAGCACGCCGCATAAATCAGAAGTGCAGCCATCACCGCCAGAACCACCAGCACAATCCAAAGCCACATTTTGCATCACCCTCCCAGAAGATTTTTCATCATATATCCGGCCATAGCCTGT